GCAGCACCCGCCTGACCCGCAGCATTGATACCCGCAGCAGCAGCGTTCCCGGCCTGCTGGTATGTGGCTGCTGGCATTGCCACCGTAGTTCTGACCAGCGGCACCCATCTGGTTCGCAGCGTTCTGACCCGAGGCCATGAGCGTACCAAGGGGCGCGAGTGCGTTGGTCCGGTTGGTCTGGTACAGGTCCGTGTTGAAGTTGCGGTTCTGGTTGTACTGGTTGGTCTGGTACGTCCGGTTCTGATTGAACAGGTTGGAGTTGAACCCGCGGTTCTGGTTGTACCTGTTGAATGCGTTCTGGTACTCCTGCGAGGCCATGTCCTGACCGTACCGGGATGCCGCCTTCATGGCACCCCCGGAGATCAGGCCACCACGGGCGGCAGCAGTGCGGTCCAGCGCCTTCAGACCTTCACTCATGCGGAAGGCGTAGCCAGGGTCTTGCTGGAACTTCTCCATCGTGAAGTCGCCGGGGTCTTGGTAGTTCCCGACCATCAGGTCCGGTGCAGCTTGGTAGCCGTTGGCGTACATCCCGTAATACGGGTCTTCACCGGGGGTCATGCCCACCTGACCAGCCTGCGCCTGACTCGCCTGCCATTGCTGCTGCTGTGCCTGCTGCTGACCATACAACTGGTCAACTGCCGCGTTCAACGCAACCTCATCCACCGAAGCGGGGGTGCCACCCGTGGTCACGTACCCACCGTTGTCGATCCCCATGTTCACCGAGTCTCCCGGTATCGCGGGGGTCGTGTACTGCGCCAGAAGTTGCTGACGCAGTTGTTCACGGGTCTGCATCGCAGGCTGCGGCATCGAGGTCGCAGCAGACTGAGGCTGCTGGAACAGGGCGTTCGTCGATGCCGACCCAGCGTACCGGGGATCAGCCTGAAGACCCAGCATGGACATGAGCCGGTTCTGCGCGAGAGCGCCAGCGCCAACGTAGGGCTGGTTCCGAGCAACCTGCTGCTCGTACATTTGCTTCTGAAGCGCCAGCGACTTGTCGGCCGACGCCGCCTGAATCCGTGCCGCTTCTGTCGCGGCATTGGCCTGCGTTTTCGCAGCTTTGCTGGCACCTCTGGAACCGATCAGACCACCGAGGATTGACCCACCCGCACCGATCATTGCTGCTGTTGCAAATGTCATTTCAACACCTCGCTCTTCAACTTGTTCCCGACTGTGAACATGGATGTCGGATCATGTTCAACCAGTTCCTCTTCAACGCTTTCGACCGTCGTGTTGTCCGTCCGGTGAACCGTCATGTAGATCACATCCGTAACCGAGTAGACCACCCGCTTGGTATCCGGCTTGCTGCAAAATAATTGTGGGCCTGTGATGACCTGAACACCATCGTCGGTGGTAATCGCAGCGGTTCCACTGACCACCATGAAGAAGTGTTCCTTTTTGTGGACCTTGCCCACCATCGTCACATCAGCATGACTGAACATCTTGCGACAGTACATCCCACCGTGGAAATAATGCTCGGTGATCGGTTCGTACTGCGGCATCTGGACCAGCGCAGACTGAAGCGCAAGCACCCGATCCCTCATATCGAGGGGTCGCTCCTGCTCAACGGCTTCAACTGCGTCGGTCATCAGGTCACCTCGCGCCCAGATGCCCGAATGTTGATCGAGGTTGCCGTACCAGCGATGGTCGAGATGAACCCGCTGGGGGCCAGAATCTGACCCACGATTTCGGGGAACGTGTAGACCTCAGCCGGCTGGAGCGATTTGGTCTTGGTCACGAGGTTGTCATTCCCAGCGGACCCGCCCGAGGTCACGAGGTTCACGCTGATCGTAGCAGCAGATGCGGAGTAGTTCGTCGCGGTGAACTTGTCGATGATCGTCGTGACGTTCGTCGCGGTGTACTGCGTGGTCTGGGATGCCTCTGCAATCTTCGCAGGGATGAGGACTTTTGCGGTGACTGTCATGATTGCTCCTTACTTGGCGGTGTAGGTGGATGCGCCGGTCTTCACGTAGAGGGTTGTTGAGGCACCCCCAGCAGTGTTCAGATAAAGTGACCCAACTGGGCGTCCATCTGAGCCACTGGGGGCACCGTTTCCGGTGAGAATTTGTACTTCGGTGTCTCCGACTGCGAGAACCCTTGCGAGCACTTGTGCCCAATGGCGAGTGGTTCCAGTGGCAGCAGGACTTCCAAGGTACTCGCTGTTATGTGAGACCGGAATCATCCCTCCACCAGACCCCGAAATTACCGTCAGCGCATCGGCAATTGTCAACCAAGCTGATCCGGGGACAGGGGCAATACGCATAGAGTATGTGCCCGCATTCTGCTGGATGACGATGGAACTAAAAATGGACGCCGTGGGGTCTGTCCCAGAAGCCAGTGGTCCCTCCGTAGCAATATCATAGGTGTTCCCCACCAGTGATGCGCGAGCGTTGTCCGCACCAGCGCCGGAGTAAGAGATGTACTTGCCTCCCGCTGGTGCTGTGAGCCGCTTGAACCCATTCCCCATGAGGGTCGTGTCCAGTACGGCAGATGACCCCACATCGAACATAACCATGTGGGTCGCGTTGCTGATTCCACCAGAACTGGTAATGTTATGAACAAATGAGCAGTTTGATACTGATACCGCACCCGAGGCAAACGCAGTAGAAGCGTCCACATAAACATCAGCAAGACCACTGTTCGATTCAAAGAAGCAGTGATCAACGGTGAGAGTTTTTTCAATATCTGCATCTGGAATGCAGCGGATTGCGCCTATACCACCAAGACCGTTGAATGCAAACGATGAACTAAAAATCTCAACGCTCCCACCGATGAAATCCACGGCAAGCGATTTACAGATGTTGATCGTGCAGTGACTGACCACGACAGCGTTGGGGGTCGCAGCGAGCCCGCCAGGGGTCACAGGGGTAGCCGCGTACATGGAAAGCCCCACGTTCGCTTGTGACAGGGTGACATCCTCGTAAGAGTTTCCGAGGCAGTTGATCGCCCTAATGCAGGTTCCGTGGCCCTTGACCTGAACATCACGGATCGTCCCTGTAGGGATGGAGTTCAGGTACAGTCCAACACCTGTTCCGGGGGTGATCGCAAGTCCTGACAGGGTGGTGTAGTTCACCATGCGAATGATGGAAAACCCGCCTGTCCATGTGAGCATGTACCGACTGTTGACCTCAGCTTTGGTGTAACCGCTGAAGTCATAACTGACACACCCACCATTTGCAACTGATGTCCGATAGTCCAGTAGGATTGTCAGACCAGAACCATCCCCACGAATGACCACAGCATTCGCGGAGTCCTCTGTCGTACAGTGGGGCCATGTGAGTGTCAGGTTGCTTGTGAGTTTGTACCTGCCTTGGGGGATGTAAACCACCCCACCATTACCAGAACCTTCCATCTCATCAATCGCTGCCTGAATTGCTGCCGTGTCATCCGTGGTGCCATCACCCACCGCACCATAATCCAGCACGTTGACCAATTGCCGCAGCTTGTCCTGCACCGTCTGAGCAATGGGATTGCTGACACCCGATGAGTAACCAATCAGGTCCGCACCACCCGAGGCAGCAAGAGTTGCCAGGGTCGAAGCTACCGTGGCGGCATCGGCACCGTTCAGGTTGTCCACAGTCCAGATTTCAACGTCCGTTGCCGACTTCAGGACCATCTTGTACATGCTGGTGCCGAGCCATACCGATGCTTCACCACGAGAGTCCAGAACCACCGGGTTTGCGTTCGGAGTGCCGCCCCCGTAATTGGTGTAGCTTGCCAGCGGAGTGGTGGTTCCAGCGGCATACGTGTACAACTTGCCTCCCGACAGGGGCACACCATTCGCGTCGAAGAACTGGAGCTTGGGCTGGGGTGCGAGACTGGTTGTCATACTGGTCCTACTGAGTACATTGCGAAAGTTGCATTTACCACCTGAAACGTGGTGAAGGAAGACCCTGTTCCAATCTGAACTATCAGTGGGTGATTGATCTGCGCCGCACTTATCACCACAGGCAAACTGATCGTGAACATATCATATGTCTCACTTGGGGGAATGACCACAATTCCGCCGACATTCGGCACAATGGCTGCTGCAATGGTGTCATAGACCTGCATCCCGTAGATGCGGGTAGCGGCAACACCATCGAACGTCGCTGTGATGTTGACAATGACCACGTAGTCACCCGGAGCAGAGACCGTCAGGGTGCCTGCCGCAAGGGCCGTACTGACACCGCTCCCTCCCGTTGCCGTGAACCCGTCTGCGTCATAGTTGGTGATCGACACCCAACTCCCCCCCAACGAACCGATGTTCTGGATGGTCGAGGTTTTCCGCATCCCGCCGCGTCTGACGTATGTGCCGGGATCGAAGGGGACGGGGGCAAGCATCAACCCCTGAACATCAGATGCCAAGTTCTCCACCCGCTGCGTGAACCCCACAGGGTTCGTTGGCGCAAGCACATCGAACGGGGTCTGCTCAGGATACGGGGGGATGATCAAGTCCTGCACCCGCTGCTCGGGGGTGCCGGGGATCAGGGCAGCATCGTCCGTTGGCACCGGGTACGCAGGCAGAACCTGCAACGCGGGGTCATCTGATGGGGTGACACCCTGACACACCGGACACACAGACCCCATCCCCTGCAGATCCACATCCACCATGAACGGTTGGGTCGCGGGGGTCAACTGGAGGTCAGTCCACGAGGCATCCGTGGTGCCGCTTCCCGTCAGGGTGAACAGATTCAGGAAGAACCTGTACCACTCACGCGAAATCAGTCCGGTACGCTCATCAATGAACGGGACACGCGGGGCGGGAATGCTCGTGACATTCATTGCCGGGTGGGCGACAGGATCAACTGCGCCCCCATGATGGTGATCTTCACCGGGTCAGTCCCAGACACCTCGTACACGCGATCCCTGATCTTCATCGTCATGCCCAGCCTGCGCCAGAAGGTCCGGTAGCCGTGCTGCCCGATCTTACCCATGCTGGACCAGTGTTCATTGGACCATGTGTGTCCACCATCGTCCGACCAGCGTAGCATGGCCTGCGGGTCCGACCCCTGACCCGTGTTCAGGCCGACACCCGTTTCGCAGTCCAGTTGGAGGGTGTGCTGTGCGGTGCGGTTCAGGTCGTTCTTGCCCGTGGGCAGCGCACGCCAGGACCGAAGCCAGCGTTGGATCGAACCATTGTCGGCATAGACGTTCAGGTCGAAGGCATAGACGTTCGCGTTCTCGAAGTCCCCGATGACCACTTCGCCGTTGTAAGCCATCTGACAGTTTCCACGGTGGCGCACGAACTGACCCTCGTAAAACCCGGCACCGCTCGTGCCACAGTTCGGTCGAGACATCGTAGACCCATGTGGTGTCCTCAGAGGGGAACACCAGCACGTAGAAGGCATGGCCGTCCTGCTGGTACGTGTACCCAATGGCATCCGAGATGTCACCGTACTGCTGAATCTGCCACTCAACCGCGTGGGTTGAGATGCGCTTGCCGGTGTACCCGTTGGAGCGATAGACGATGCCCTGACCACGGGAGTCGGCACCCAACCAGAACAGACCGTTGTCCAACTTGGCGACAGAGTACGCGGCAGCAAGGCCAATCTCATTGAACGCGCCCTGGATGCGCTGGAGGGGGAAGTCCGCGCTTCCCGCGTCATACCAGACCTCGATTGAGTTGGTTCCAAAGAGCCATGCTTCCCGGTGGTCCACGATGGCAGCGACCAACTGGTCGGGGGAGCCTTCGGCACTGGCGAACTCCAGCGGGTCGATGGCAGTCCCGTCCAGCAGACTTGTGACCCAGACCTTCTGGCTGTTCGGCTCGTTGAACACGAAGTACCCGTCGAGGTAACCGACCGTCACAGCACCGGGGAAGTCGGCATCGGCAATCTGGGCAAACTCTTCAGTGGTCGAGTTGTAAATGAAGCTGGGACCGTTGCAGGCAATGAACATCTGCGTCCCGTTGTCCGCGATGCTCACGGGTCCGGTGCCAGACAGGTTCCCGATGTACAGGGAGGTCCAGTCCGAGTTCAGCCGGTACAACTCCTTGCCCGACACCACGTACCCGTAGTCCCCCATGCGCCACAGTCCCCGGATGGGACCATCGCCCACCGTGGCGAGGAGCCGCAGGCCGGGGGCGCGGTTCAGAAACGCCGGCTCCTTGCCACCTTCGGGAACGCCCTCCGGGAACAGGTTGACCATGCGCGAGTCCGCAGCATTGACGCTGCGCGCGACATAGGAACCCCCGAGGATGGGCGTCTTCATCAGTAGTTACCCGCGAAGATGTTGAACCGCTGGCGACTGACCATGATGGCATACGGGATGCTCATGATGTCACCCGGACCATTCTGACTCTTGAGGTTGCGCTTGGACACCGTTGCGATCTGAGACACGGTGCGGGGCGGTTCAATGCCGAACTCAGCCGCGATCTCACGGGCGAGGTTGTACCGGAACGCACGCAGATAACCCGGTGGGAACGCGAGTTCCGTTGCCAGGGTCGCGGGTTGCGCCAGTTCCTGAACCGAGATGAAGTGCCACTCCAGCGCCCGAGTCGGTTTCGGGTAGATGGTCATCGCAATGTCAGGGTACTCCATGTTGATCCACATGACCTGTGGATAAGTGGAGGTCACGGTCTTGACCGCGATCCCGTCGTACTGCTGTTGGTTGATGAACTTGATGCCGTAGGAGACACCTGTGGAGGCATCCCGGTAGTACGTGGAGTCATCAAGCGCCACGGGGCGCAGACCTACGAAGTCACCAGTGGGTCC